ACCACCACCAACGCCAGCACTTGCCTGAATTAGTTTCTTACTAGCAGTCATTAAGCCATCGCCTGTCCAGCAGTGAAGCCGTACCAAGTAGTACCGCCATCATGCGTGATGAAAACAAAGTAGTCCACGGCTGACGCTGTGGCTGTCAAAGTCGGTGCAGTAGCAGAAGGCCAGTCAACAGAAGTAGGCCATGTTACTGTGTACCCGGAGGCACTAGCATCCTGTACGATCTTCAAAGTGAAAGCAGAAACTTTACCGCTTGACGCTGGGTTGCTAAAGGTAAACGTGGTGTTCTCTGTCAGAGTGTGAGAGAAGTTCGTACCGTCCCGCATATTGCAAGTCGTAGCGTTGCTGGATGAAGTGACAGCCGTATATTCTTCACTGATGCCATTGTCAAATGTCACAACACCATTAGCATCGGCTGTTACTGCCTTTGAAGCCTCTGTGGTTCCCAGGGTGGTGATGTCGAGATAATTAAGTTCGGCTGTTGTGGCTGTAACACCATCGAGAATGTTTAACTCAGCAGCAGTAGAAGTAATAGCTGTGCCACCGATAGACAGCGTAGAGAAGTTACCAGTAGAAGCAGTAGTAGCACCAATGGTAGTGCCATTGATAGAGCCGCCTGTAATGGCTACTGAGCTTTCATCATAGGCTGACTGTGCAACAAAACTCAGAGTACCAGCACCGTCTGTCTTCAGGACGTAGCCAGCAGTAGAGTCTGTTGTGGGAAGGGTGAAAGTACCAACAAAGGAAGTTAAGTTACTGTCGTAAGCCTGAACAGTAGAGCCAATATCAGAGTCTACTACTACGTTGCTACCACCGTTCTGAAGTGTCCCGGTGAAGTTGGCTGTAACGTCATCGTACTTTGCTGTGTCTGCGTCATAGCCTTGTACGGTTACACCAATGTCACTAGACTGTAGTGCTGAGTCAGCTAGTGTACCCTGTGCAGCAGTAGCAAATGCTGTGGCGTGATTGCCATCAAGCAGGTCAGCATCCAAGCCTGTACCTGTGCCGTCTACTGTGAGAAGCGCACTAAGTATCTCAGAGGCTGTCTGGTCTGCTGTAGCACCCGCTTCAATGCCGTCCAGCTTGGTTTCGTCTGCCGTGGTGAATGAGGCTGTGGTAGCGGTTAGAACGGCACTGAGAGGCTGCTTGTTATCTAGCTGTGTCTGAATAGCACTGGTAACGCCGTCAGTGTAGTTCAGTTCGGTAACAGTAGCTGTGATGCCATCTAGTGTATTCAGTTCTGATACGGTAGCTGTGATACCGTCAAGGGTGTTCAGTTCAGCGGCTGTCGCTGTAATAGCAGTACCAGCCAAGTCAATAGAATCAACATACGCGACACCGTTAATGTAGATGTCTTTCCACTCTGCGCCAGTAGCACCGATGTCGTAGGTGTTGTCAGCAGAGGGCAGTATGTTTGAGGCAACATCAGCAGCTAGATTAATTGTGTCTGTAGGTGCATCACCAAAAGTCAGGTTGCCTGATATTGTTGCGTTGCCTGTTACGATAAGGTTCCCACCAACAGATATATTACCAGTGGTAGTAACAGCATCAATATAACCATGCGACCAGTAATTAGAAGAATCGCCAAGAGTGTATGTGCTATCAGCACTAGGAATAATATTAGAAGAGACATCGGCAGTAATTGTAAGTGTGTCTGTAGCTGCGTCACCAATAGTTACATTACCATTAAATGTTGCAGCACCAGTGACACCTAATGTGCTAGATAAAGTTGTTGCGCCTGTAACGCCAAGAGTTGTGCCTACAGTAGCAGCACCATCTACAGTTAGTGTATCTATAGTAGCTGTGCCATCTAAGTACAGGTTTTTAAATTCTAAAGATGATGTGCCTAAATCTATATCATCATCTGTTACTGGAACAATTGCGCCATCTTGGATGCGAATCTGTTCTACAGTTGAGGCACCTACTTGTACATAAAAACCCCAACGATTATTGGTGCCATCAACTGAAATCTTATTTAAAAAATCTTCATCACCAATAATGTGGATGTTACCGCCTTCGCCAGCTGTACCATCATGCCTATGCCCTGTCGTGCCACTACTTGCATATGAAAACGCATTTACCAGCTGGTTATATTCATCATTGAATAGCGCAGCAGTAATAGTATCCCCATCCGCAAATGTACTTTGTCTAGTATAACTAGTTCCAGCCATTTTCTTTTATCTCCTACCCGAGGGCATATAATCTATATACAAACCATTTATTGAATATGCAGCATTGTTGTCATTGCTTGAAAGTCTAAAACTAGCTACATGCCCACTCCCCTGTAATGATTGTCTTACTAATGGGTCTAGTGACCCACCAAATACATTTGTTCCAAATACTGCTGATCCAAATAATGAAGGAGTTTGTACTTCAGTTAATACATAATCAGCTGGTTGAGGAATACTTGTATCTTCATAATTAAATCTTACACGCAAAGATGGTTGTACTTCACCCTCAGGGCTTAATGAAATTTTTGCATAATGCAATGTTTTTAATGTACCTGCATCACCAAAGTCTAAGTTTGGTGTTTTGTATCTTGCTGATATAGTCTGGGGTGTGCCTGTTTGATAAAAATAATTACCATTGTCATGCACATAAATATAACCAGAGTTATCGCCGTGGTATGTTTTTTCAACACCATTACTCAAAAATGCAGATGAAATTGCGGGGGCTTGTATACCTTCTGTTTCTGACCACTCAAATCCGTTTGGTGTTAATGTTCCAATTAATCCTTTTGACGCAGTAATAGATGAACCAGTTGGTGTGTAAAACAATCTATACTGCGATTTATTTCTTAATACTACACTGCTTATAGTGTAATCAGTTATATTAGAAGCTATATCTGCAACAATAGACTGTACCTGTCTTGATACAGAACTTAACTCAACGTCACCAATACGGGCTGTTGCAGCTACAAGACGAATACCGTCTGGGGCTAAGAATAAAACGTCACCACCAATTTCTTGGATGCTATACCCACTCAAACAGCCTACGTTAGATGTAATCTGTGAAGCAGCTACAGAAGCTGAGTCATTAATGTTGTCTAACCTATGTATTGTGTTTTGACAGAAAATATAAAGAGAATCACGGAAGCTTTTAATACCTGTAATTCTATCATCAATTGTTACTGAACCAGCACCGACACCAGTAAAATCTCTATCATCATTTGTTTTACTGTAATAAACAGTTGCAGGGGCGTTTGTCGTATCAACAACACAAATATGTTTGTTATGATTTTCAACATATGTAGCAGCAGTGGGGGTAGAGATTTCTTCGTAAACAAATACTCTACTAGCACCTGTACCATTAATATGGAAGTGTGCCATTTTGTCTGCGCCTGTTGCAATACTTAGCGAACCATAAGCACTACTTGTATGCCCAGTAGGTGCCCGCATTATTGCAAACTGAGCCTGACCTTGATTAGGTCTGTCTAATTCTGCCTGAGAACTGAGATTAGCTTCAGTAACTCCAGAATGGCCTGTATTCCTATTAATCTGAGTCCATGTTGTGCCATCTTCAGTGTAGTAAATACTTGTATCTACACATACAACAAGACCTAATGCATAAGGAAATACTCCATGAATTTTTGATGTACCCTCAGGTCTGGTTGTCCCATAATTAGTATAGCCATTTATACGCCTATATCCACCGTCTGGGTCTACTTCAAAATTAATTAGCTGCGTAGCAAAGCCCGGCTGTTGCAGCATATCAAACTGGTTAAGGTTAGTATTTAACCCGCCCCTACATGAAAGACCAAAAGGTTGTGACATTAGACGAATACCACCCTGTCATCTTTAAAGTATTTTGGTTCTGGGTCTAGTAAATTAGACCGCATACTTCTCAAACCTTTATTAAAATCATCTAACGCAAAAGCAGCAGCCTGTGGGTTGTCTTTAAACTGCCACACATAATATCTTGCTCTTGCCATTAAAACAGGTTTGTACACATCTGGAAAAATAATTGTATCTGAATATGCAGATAATTCTGTGGGCAAGTCCCACGCATAAAACCAAATGCGATATGTCTGTTTAGGAATAGGGCTTAATCCAAACTTACGAGAGTCTGGACTACGGATAACAAATCGGGGTTCTCCCCAAGTTTGCGTATCTGCATCATCTGCATTTTCTGTTGTGCGCCTAAAATCTTTCCACTCTTCTATGGTTAAAAATTTTAAATTCCTAGAAACATACGGAGCAGTTTCACCGCTAACTCCGATTGTAGTTACATAAAAGTTATCCCAATCAATTGCACCATAATCAGTAGTTATATCTGAACTAGGGGCGTTAAGTTCGTACCAGCGTATACCAGCAGTTGTTTCAACATATACGTTACCGTACATTGGGTCTGTTGTACCGCTTTCCGCAGTTGCAAGAAAAGGCCACTTAGGTTCATAGTTAACTATGTCTAAGTAACCTCTATTAATACAATCTTTGGCGTGTTGCTGTATACCTGTGGCTGACGCAAAATTAGCAGCAGTCAAAGGAACTTCATTGAGTTCGCGCAAAAGTTCATTAGTAACAGTTAAAAATGATGCTGCCATTATTTATCCTTTTTAAAGATACGATCCCAGTTTTTTTCAAACTGTTCTCTAGACACCTGACTTTTGCGGGGTCTTCCTCTTTGTTTGTTACGAGATTTAAGTATTATGCCTTTGTTTCTCATAAAAGTATGGGGGCGGTTGCCCACCCCCACCTTCTTACTGACTATTAGTCAATAGTGTAGTATGCACCAACGATTGCTTCGGGGCGCAGTACCTTGATACCGTGAACATGAAGACCACGAACAATGTCACCGAAAGATGACGGATCGCGGATAACTTCAGTGTTAACGATAGTCTGTGCAGTAGCAGTAGAAGAAATATGACCTGCCAAACAGATGCCGGTGGCATTTGTCTGTGAAGGCATATTGTTAGTCTTGTACATGCTAAAGCCGCGCAGCTTGCCTTCAGCTACCAGACCATTCCTGATGGAACCCTGACCGCCGTTGTAGTCAACTGACAGCAGCTTAGAATCTGTCTGAGACAGTTCTTCGTAGAAGTCAGGAGAAGCTACAAACCAACGACCTTCTTCCGGCACACTCTGCTCGTCAAGAAGACGGGCCATACGAGCCATCAGATCAAGGGGATCAGTTTCACTAGCAGCACCAAGGTCAATAGAACCAGCACCGTCATAAGCACCTACTGCCAGTTTAGTGGCAGAGTCAGCACCCAGAACATGATCGGGGGCAGAAGCAGACAGACCAGCTACCATTTTGGAAAACACATTTTCGTCAAATGCATCACGCAGCGCATAGGCAGCAGAAGAAGCTGCTACTTCACGCCAGTTTACATGAGACATGTTGCTTTCAATATCATCAACGATGAACTTGAAGGCATTCGCTGTGTCAACGACCAGAGTAATTTCCTGATCAGTCAGCTTGGTCTGAGTGATATCCTTACCACGTTCATACTGGTAAACAGTGATGGTCGGTTCTTTAATGATCTTTACAGAATCACCATAAGCGGTAATTTCCCCTGCGTAGTCAGTATTAGTGACTGCTTCAGCAACAGCTGCCTTACGGAAGAAGTTAAGTACCTTCTTGCTGTAAACGGCAGGAAGAAAGAATGAATTGGTTTGACCACTTACGGAGTTCGCAAAGTTGGCATCAGTATCTGTTGACGGTTCAAAGTACTGATCAGCTTGATTATAAGCCATTTTATATTACCTCAAAAAGACAAAATTATCCTTTGATTACCCTGCCTTCTGCGATAGCTTGATTAATTTCATTTTCATATTTATCAAACTGATCTATAGACATTCGGGCAATCTCCCGTTCTGTCCAAATCTTTGCTTCTTTAGCATCAACGGTTCTAGTTTTTGTAGAAACCATATCAGCTGCACTAGAAGTTTTAGGCTTGGACGGTTTAGAAATTTTAGACTGAGGGATACCGTTTTCAAGCTTATACAAGTCAATTGCACGAGCAGCTAAAGACGCATTATTAGGATTGTTGTAAATCCAATCTTGTATTTCTTCAGGCTGTTCTTT